ACGAGATCCACTCGTGACTGGAGTTCAGACGTGTGCTCTTCCGATCTTATGCTCGCAGCTGTGTAAATATGCCGCTCAGAATGACATAATCGACAAGAACTATGCAAGCTTTATCGTTCTGCCAAAAGAGACCAAAAAAGAGCGCCGCATCTTCACCGGTGAAGAGCGTGAAAAGCTGTGGGAACATTCAGATGACAAGTCCGTTCAGATCATACTTTTTATGATCTACACAGGATTTCGTATCGGCGAGGTGTTTACCATACTCAAAGAGAACGTACACCTTGATGAGGGATACATTATCGGCGGCATCAAGACCGAAGCAGGCAAAGACAGGATAGTTCCTTTACCGCCGAAGATACCTGAGATAAAGAGCTTTGTTGAGAGCTGGTACAACGAGAGCCGCACACAGCTTTTGCTCAGCGGTGACGTCAATAATTTTCGCAAGAGAAATTTTTATCCTGCTCTTGCCGAGTGCGGCATAATTCCGCCGCCGACTGTTACCAAACTTAAAAACGGCAGGATAACCGAGAGGTACGAAACAGAAATAACGCCACACTGCTGCCGTCACACATTTGCGACCATATCAGCCGACTGCGGTATGCAACCCGAAAAATTGCAGAAGATCATTGGTCACGCCAAGTATGAAACTACTGCTGACATATACAACCATTCGGGACAGGACAGAACAGCGTTAGTGCAGGAAATGTCAAAGCTTAAAAGATAGCTTTTGACCTAATTTTTCATTGTACGTTACGTTGTACGTTAAGTCAAAAATTCACGTCACATCACAAAATATCAGACAAAACAAAAACAGCTATCAAACCACGCATTTACGCAATTTAATAGCTGCTTTGCTGGAGCTGCTAACCGGGCTTGAACCGGTGACCTCGTCCTTACCAAGGAATAAAGAAATCCCTTAAATAAGCACTCTTATTGGCTCGTTGTACGTCAATTGTACGTCAAAATCGTCCTCAAGGGTAGGTCAAAGAGGATAATTGTACATTTTTTTACCCTTATTTTCACCTTGGTTGAGCACCAAAATCAGCCGCCTCAGATCACTCCGAGAGGGGCTGAACTACTATCTGATATACTTTCTACGATCGCAACGTATCTTCTGTACAATACGTTGCGCATGTCTCCAATCTTTTTCCGATATCAACGGCTCATAGTCGCCCTGATATAAATGCCCCTTAAAGCTATAATAGCCGATGTAAACAGGTCGTGTTACTATTTTCTTTATCGACTCAGCGTTAAATGAACTTCCTCGTCGCCCATGATGCCCCATTGCGTTGACTATCTCAGCTACAGGTAGATAAGACTGATACTCAATGAACTTTTGGAAAATTAACCGAACAACTTCTGCCTCTGTTTCATTGATAGTAAGACTATCCTTTCCGTCTAGGTCATAGCCTAAAACGTCAGAGCAAGTCCGCTTCCCCTGTGAAGCTCTTTCAGCAAGCGCAGTGGCGGCATTTGTTAAAGACAAAACTGAATATTAAGTAAATCAGCCGACAAGGAATAATCCCTGTCGGCTGTCTTACTACCTACTTGATTTTGATTTTCTGCCCCACATAAATGAGATTAGCGTTCTTGATACCGTTGTTCTTGACAAGCTTCGCAACAGTAGTCTTGTACCGCTTAGCGATGCCTGAGAGCGTATCCCCACGCTTCACAGTATAAGTCACTGTCTTCTTGGCGTGGCTTGCAGACGGCTTTGTGGTCGAACTGGTGGTCTTCTTGAAGCCGTTCAGCCCTGCCGCCTTTATCTTCGCAGGATAGTCCACATAGCAGATATCCATGTCAACATTGCCGCTGATACCGCTGACCTTGCCACTGCTTGTGTACTGCCACATACCATATGTTCCGCCGTAGTTGCAACGTGAGCCGTACTCAGCGACCCAAAGAGCATATCTCTTAGCGACGTAGGCAGATATGTACTGCTGTAAAGGCGAACGGCTGATATACAGTCCTGCCCAGTAGCCTGCGTGTTCAAGTGCATTGCAGAAATTCTTGACAAGGCTGTTGCAAAATGCTCTGCCCTTTGCGAACTGTGAACGCTCCTCGAGGTCAAAGTATATCGGATACTCAAACGTCTTGCCCTTGATAGCATTGATACAGGTCTGAGCCTCTGCCTTTGCTTCCGCAACAGTTGTCGCATAACTGTACCAGTAAGCACCAACTTTTAGCCCTGCCGCCTTAGCTGCCTTGTAGTGGCTCTCGAAGTAGGGGTCTTTCTGATTGGCGTACTTGCCGAAGCCTGCACGAATGATAACGAAATCGACCCCCGAAGCCTTGACCTTCTTGAAGTCAACGCCCTGCTGATACTGTGAAACGTCAATGCCCTTAAATGTCTTTGCCATAAAAATTACTTCCTTTCCAAATCGTCAATTCTATGATTAGCCACCTTGATTTTCTCGTCGATCAAAGCATAATCCTGTTCCAGCTTGTAAGTCCGAACAATAACGGAATTGTGCTTGTCCACACGCTCGGACAATTTGTCTATCTTGTACTCAATGAGTTTTTGGCTGTCGTACTGCGCCTGTTGCATAGTCTTACGGCTGTTAGATGCTATGACGATCTGACACACTACCGCCGAAGCAGCCGTTATCAGTGCAACGATAATTGCTTCCGTCACTCGTCATCACCTGACTTTCTTTTGGCTGACTGCGTGCCAAAGTAGAACGATATCACCACAGTAAACACTGTGATGAACTGCTCTGCTGAAATCGTGCGGCGAAGTGCCAACACGCAGAACACCGCTGTCAAGAACAGTGTTACAATGGACTTTACATCAATGAGTTTCGCTAACTTCTGCTTCATGGTATACCTCCTTTGTGATTTCTTTGAACTGCTCCGGACTAATAACGCCTGCCTTGACAAAATCTTTGACCTTTGCCAGTGAATACACGCCCAGATCATAGAAACGTTTAATAATGCTGTAATACATCACTCGCCCTCCTCACCTATCAGCGTGCCTGTCATAGCAGCTGTGTATAGCACTTGTGCCATTATTTTGTCCTGCTCGGTCACTGTAGGTTTTTCAAAATCTTCGGTGGATAGCCCTGCGGCTTTCAGCATTTCTTCTTGTAGCTCCGTCATGTTGTACCTCCCACTTCACTCAGTTTCACGATGTATTCTTCTTCATTTGGAACAGGTATTCTGTGATCGTCATTACCACCTTTGAACGTGATTGAACCGCCTGCTTCGACCTCGATGTTTCGCAGGAAATCATCAGGGATAATGTCGGAAATGTCGGTGACGATTGGGGATTCCAATTCGTAATATAGCATTACACCCTGCATTGCCTGCTGGAATGCAGCTGCATCGGTGTAGGCGGTGTCATTCAGGTATACATATCCGTCAACGTTTGCAGCGGTCGTTATGCCTGTTACATTGATTTTGCCCCACAGTTCGTTTTGCGTTTTTGTCGGATATTTTGAACAGAGGATGTTTGGTGCAATATCATAATTTTTGGTCAATTTCTGCCCTGTTAGTTGAAACGTCTTAAACGACACACTATCACCGACACGCCAACTTAGCGTTCCCAAATCAACGCTTTGTACGCACTGAACGTATCGTTTATTCTCATAGTCCACATAGTTTCGTGCCGTTCCTGCCGACCAACCGTAGCCAGGCAGATTGCGGATTGCTTCTGGAATTTGGTAAACGTTGCTGTGGTAGGGGGTGTAGATTCCCGAACTGCCTGCTATCAACGCTATATCATTTTTGTAAACATTACCATAGTCTGGCGGAAGTGTGAAACGTACATAGAATGCGTTCGATGGCGTTATGAACGATTTGTTTGGGTAGACAGTTTGCCCGTTGTTGTCATTATAGCCAATGTATTTCTTGTCATGGTCGTAAAATCTGGTTTTCACATTTTCAAATTTGGCACTACCTACGTACACGAAAATGTATGTTGAATTTGGAATAATTGGTGTATAATTTTCTGAATATATGGTTACAGTACTTCCTTCGTTATTGCCACTAGATGAACTAATCGTACCAATTTCCCATACTTCGTCCCACAGGTTTGCTCCCTGCACTACAACGTTTTCTGTGCCAACACTGACAATCTCCCCGTCAATGACCTCAGAATGACCACCTATTGACTTAACCGACATCAGCTTCGCCCCCGTAGGAACAGTTTTCTGATATGCCGTATCACTATCAGTTTCAAACCTATGTGTCACACCCTGACCGATGGAATACAGTGCATTTACCCTACGTTGTAACTCTTTATCTGTCAGCTTCACACGTCCTATCTCAGCCGTGTTCTCAGCTATCTTTGCAACAGCCGTCACATAATCATCTGGCAGACTATCAGCCACCGCTTGTGCTGTCTGTGCGGCAGTTTCAGCGGCAGTTCTGTCCTCTGCGACCTTAGCGGCATGGTCTGCCACTGTAGCCTTGTCGGCTGTCACCTGTTCTGCCAACGTCTGAACAGCCTGCTTGTCTGCCGCAGTGCTGTCAGCGCAGGTCTTAGCGGTTTTGGCATACCCCGCAGTTATTATCTTATCAGCCTCGGTCTGCTGTGCTGCCGTTGATGCTTGCACTGCTGATACCTTGGCACTATTCTGTGATTTAACTGCCTCAGCACGTGCGGTTTCTGCGCCCTGTCTAGCCGTTTCAGCCTGCGTTGCAGACGTTTCAGCAGATGTCTTTGCGGTCTCAGCACGTTCAGCCGCCTGCGTTGCCGTATCGGCTGATACTCCTGCGGTGGTAGCTGATTTCTCAGCGTTTTCAGCCGCTGTAGTCGCCGTTTCTGCGGCGGTGACAGCTGTCTGCATATCTGCGTGCGCCTGTCTGCCTATGGCGTCTATGCGGTCCAGTGCGTCCACAGCCACATCAGGTGACGGTACTGCATTATTGCCTATAGCCGCACCTATTCTCAGGTGGAAAATTCGTGATTTTTTAACTAATATATACTCATCACCTGACAGCTTCTTCGCCACTATCTGGCAGCTGACTGTCTGCGCCGACCGCAAGATATCTGCCGTTGGTGTCCATGTGCCGCCTGTGATATCGACCTCATAGACAGTGCCGTCGCCATAGTCGATAGTCAGCACATAGCGGTCTGCACCATCTATCTCCATGCCCTCGACCGATACAGGACGGGCATTAGTTTCACCCACATAGCCCAGTAGGGCTGTTGATGTCATTGCATTGTAATTTTCGTCTAGTCTGATTACCATTTTTCTGCACCCCCCTATACGATTGCTATGTAGTCAATGCTGTACGTTCCTGCAGGAACGTTGACAGTGGTTGCGCCATTGCTAGGACCCATGCAGATCACTGCGAAATATGCGCCTTTGTAGACCTGTACATGGGTGCAGTAGTTCTGAAATGGGCTAGGTGTGCCGATATCCCTCAGCGACACGCATATTTGCTTTGGTGCAAAATCCAAATTCAACGGTATTTGCACACTTGGTGCCGCCTTTTCCAGTGTGTATTCAATCGTACCGCTTTTGACCTTGTTTTGGTTCAAATCGTTTACTGCCTGTTCTGTTGCCGTCAGTGCGTCAACCAATGCCTGGCGAACGTCACGGCCATAAAATGCGTTTCGGACAGTTTCGATTGCCGCTGCCAAATCAACATTATTTGCCATTTTATCCCTCCTAGTCTAGTGTGTGTTTTTTCGTGGTAACGCTGTTACACATGATATCACCTGTTTTGCCGTAGCACTGCACTGTGGTTTTTTCATTTTCGTTGTACAGATACATTGCCCTGTTATTAGTATCAACCGTAAACACCTTTTTGCCGTTGTCCGTATATGTTGATATGTTACCACTATTTGTATCTAGTGAAAATTTTAATTCGTTATTCCAATAGCCCGACATAGCGCCAGCCTGCAGAACGATATGACCGCCGATTGTGCTGTTGTCAATGCGTATCTCCAGCGGACTGACTTTCAGCGTCCATTCATTATGGGATAGCTGAATTACACTGGTATTCTGGCTAGACGTTTTTATATTTATCGTTCCACCTGTGATAGTTGCTGATTTTGACGACAGTTTGTTAGCGACCACGTTTCCGTTCTCGTCCACTTTGAACGTTCCATTGCCGTTGTTGATTTTCAACCCTGTCAGGGTCAGGGCAGTTATAAAACTAGCCACCAGATTTCCGTCGATAGTCCATGCGTTTGTGTACGGTCCGTCTTTTGCAGAACCGCCGTCGGACGATTTCCAAAAACCTAGCCCTTTTTGTTCAGCTGAATGCAGGATTTACAGGTATTTATATCATCCGTATCCATAATCAGAATGCGTTCTGGTTTTTCTGACGGGTCAAGAATGACGTGTCCGCCCTCTGCGCCCGTAATCAGTTTTGTGGCATTTTCAATTTTGCTGTCTATGACCTGTCTGTTCCTAAACTCTGAGTTATCTATAGCAGATTGCAGGCTTTGTGTTTTCGCTGTCATAAAGCCCGAAAGCGTTTCAAATCGGTCACCGAAGGTTAGCTGTGAAGCCTGCGGATTGTCAAGGTCTATGGATATACCCACAATGCGCAAATCCTCGTCTATACCCATAAGGCTATTTTTTACTCTGTACCAACAGCCGAGTTCAAACTGCTCAATGTGCTTGTCTATTCTCGAGAGGTCGAGTGCTGTTATTTGATACTGCACTTTCGCACGATTGACAGATTTAAGATACTCCTTGCCCTTGCTGAGAAGATTGCTCGCAAGGGTAACGTCATCCCATATCTGTGTGCCGCTTATAACGCCGTATTTAGCGACCAGCGAACTGTCCTCTATGTAGTCCTTACCGCCGTTTACAGTGCCTATAGTCAACCGCTTTTCGCTGTCCTCCGCCTTTGCTCCGAGAGGATAAAGACGTGTTATGACCGCCGTTTCGTCCACTTCTCGTGATATGGTTTTAAGGTTGACCGCAAGCTCTATGGTGGTATCAGTGCCGTGTCCTATGCTCTCAAGATAGTCAAGATATACCTTGCCGTCTTTATCTCTGAGCTGTATCTCGCCGCCGAATTTCCCTACAAGCTTGTCTGCGATAACGTCCATTGTCTTATCCCAATTCGCAGTGTATGTGTAGTTGTTGCTCGCCGTAACAGTGACCTGCCCCAGCTCTATGCGCTTATCTGCACCCACCTGTGAATTATGTTTGGATAGGAACGAAGAAAGCACTGTTGATATACCTACCATTTTGTATTCGACATACGGCTGAACACTATCGTATAGCCAGCCTAACCGTCCCTCGCAGGTGACTTTGCGGCATATCAGGCCTCTCTCGTCCATGCTGTCAGGACACTTCAAGACCCTGCCTATAAAGACGTCCTTGTCAGTGCTTTCATTATAGACCCTGACAGCCGTTGTAAGCGGCTTCAAGAGGTCATAGCCTGTATTATTCGGATATATGGTAAAACTGAAACTATCCACAGCGTTGATAGACTTTGCTACCTTGCCGCCTGATATACGGTCTGTGCCGTCGCTGTGTATGATAGTGTTTTCAGCTCCGTTTGTGATAGTAACTACAAACATTTACAGTGCCTCCTCATAAAGTTTGAGTGTCAGTGTGCCAAAACCATAAGCCGCAAGAGTATTCACACCAGGCTGTAAAGTCAGCTCGTCAAGGTCGAATTCTTTCTCCGTGTTGCGGTATACACTTGCACTTATCTCTTTGTCGTTGAGCGCAAAATAGGTGAAGCCCACACCCTTTGTATCGTCCTCTGAGCGCTTGTAAGAAAGACGTGGGCGTATGGGTCTATCAGCATATGAGTAGACTTTCAAGGTCGCAGGAGGGGCGTATTGTGTCTGCTCTCTTGCTGTCAGCGATATATCCGTCAAATTCAGACAGTCGGTTTCAAAGTTGAAGTTGTCAAAACCGATGTCTGAGTAATCATCAGAACGCAAGAAAGGATACGTCTTGAAGTTCACTGTCAGATCAGCGGTGCGCCGTGAAGTGAACTCAAATGCGGAGGTATCAAACACCGCTGTCGCTCCTACAAAGTGATAGTCTGTCAGAAAGCTTATCCTCAGCTCGCCCTTTGCTCCGCTGAGCCAGCGGACAACATCACATTTTCTGCGGTAAAGTTCGTTTTCATCTTTTGCAGAAAGGCTGAATTTTATCATGATATCACGCTGTTTGTAAGTGCGCTCGCCTGCCATTTTCGAGAAGTCATAAAAGCCGTTCATAAACGGCAAAGTGGCTTCTATTCGGTTTTCCTCCGGCTGAGATATCTGAACGCCGTCCTTTTGGATAACCAAATAGAAATCGGTAGACTTTCTGCCGCCAAACTCTATATATTCATTAGACACTTGCAAGCCTCCTTTCGTTGCTTGTGATCCTCTCGCCTAGTTTTCCGTCCACTTTTGAAGTGAGCTTATCGCCGTCAAGATAAATGTTTCCTTGCTGTGCAAGCTGTGGGAAGTAGGTTTCTAGGAGGGCGATGATCTTGTTCATGGTATCGTTACCGCTATTATTCACACTCTTTTCGGGGAGTGCCGAAAAGCTTGGCGATATGATATCCGTATCCATAAGCGGTTGCAGTGACCTGTTGAACTGCATTGTGATAGTGTCCTCGTTGTCTGCTATGCCCTTTGCAAACAAGTCCATCATATCAGGTGCAAAAGTGTGGAAGTTTGAAAGAGGGCCCTTGTCAGGTTCGGAAAAGCCGAGAAAGTCCTTAACGCTTGAGGCTACGTCACATACAGTGTCTTTAAGGCTCTGCCACTTTTCTTTGATGCCGTCTATGAACGCCTGTATCATATCTGAACCCCATTCCTTGAAGTCATTCCACTTGCGTGAAAACCAGTCTGTAAGGTCGATAAGCATATCAGACAAAGCGTCTGAAACAGGTGCAAAATAGTCCACCATACCTTGTGCGATGCCCTTGATGAGCTCGACCGCTATAAGTATGCCGTCAGCAAGGATATCAGGAAGATTTTTCAAAAGCTCCATTGTAAGCGTGCCGATTATTTCAAGCGCCGATTGGGCAAGCTTTGCCGCCGTATCACTATCTGAAAGTGACATTGTAAGTGCATCTATGATCTGCACTGCACCGTCTATGATAAGATCTATATTATCAACAAGAGCCTCAGCGATAGCAGTCACTATCTGAATCGTTCCGTCAATTATTGTAGGCATACAATCTATAACAGCCTGTATAACTGTGGGTATCTGTTCAACAATAGCATTGATAAGGTCTGGTAAAATCGTCGGCAAAGCCTGTGCTATAGTGGTTATGATAGTTGCCAACGACTGCACAAGAGGACCTGTGTTCTGTATAAGTGCTGTTGCGATAGTTGTAATGGCTGTTATGGCCGCCTGCGTTATCGTGCCGATATTATCAGAAATGCCTTTCACAAGCGCCTGAAATATCTGTGTGCCTGCTTCTATAAGTTGTGGAAGCAGGTCGCTCACAAGCTGTGGAAGCTCGGCCGCTATGTCAGGAGTCAGCTCGCTTATGAGCGTTGTGACCCCTGAAAGAGCCTGCTTTATGACAGGCATAATATTCTTCGCAAAGATCTTTACTGTGTTTACCATTTCCCTGATAAGATTTTTCAGGTCAGCGTTTTTGTCGCCCATTCCTGCCATAAGGTTTGCCCACGCTGCTTTCACAGAACCAAGAGAGCCGGAAACTGTTGTTGCCGCTTCCTTTGAAGTTGTGCCGGTGATGTCAAGGTCGGTCTGTACCTTGTGGATAGCCTCTATCATTTTGTCAAATGACACGCTGTTGACGGTCTTTTCATCGACTTTTATTGAATCCCCAAGCACGCCCGAATCGTTGATGAGCCTTGCCATTTCCGACTGTGTGCCGCCATAGCCGAGCTTTAAGTTATCAAGCATGGTATAATTCTGCTTTGCAAAGCCCTGATATGCGTTTTGAATAGATGATATGTCAGTACCCATTTTATTGGCATTGTCCGACATATCCACCATTGCTTCATTGGCTATCTTAGCCGCCTGAGCTGTATCACCGCCCAAGCCTTGCAGAAGTGACGCAGAAAAGCTTGTGACGTTCTGCATATAGTCATTAGCCGATATTCCTGCGGTCTTGTATGCCTCACTGGCGTACTTTACGATAGTATCGGCGTTATCCTTGAATAGCGTTTCGACACCACCTATGTTCTGCTCATAGTCCGCATATGCGCTCGCAGAGCTTTTGACTATAGCACCTATGCCTGCGCTTGCTGCCGATATAGTTGCTATACCAGCTTTTGCGGCAAGTGCAAAGCCCTTTTTGATAGTGCTTCCAAAACCTGAAACGACCTTGCCGCCAAGAGAACTTCCAAACTTGTGACCATCGGGCATACTATCCCCGAACGCTCTTCGCAGTTCTGACGCAAGCCCTTGCATAGACGGAACTATCTGCACATATGCCTTGCCTAGCTGTGTGCCGTTTTCTTCTGCCATGTTAGTCCTCCTTTCCTAAGATTTTTCTTCTTGCTTCCTCATAATCCTCACCGCTTCGGAACGCTGTTATCTCACTGTCGCTGTCATTCTTGCCTATAAGCTTTTCAGCTATTGACTGCGGCCTGTTCACGCCTCTTTGTCCGTCCTTTGTCTGCGACCAGCATATCCATTGCAGGCGGTCAAATATCAGCGCAAGCAATATCTCAGAGAACGAACCGCCAACTCCGTTGAGCTTGCGCTTGACCCGTGATGAACTGTCAAGACCACAAAGAAAAGTCGCCACCTTTCGTGCAGGCAGCGACTTGTAGTCGTATATGTGATAATACTGCACCATATCGCAGTCAAGCTCATCAGGATAGCGCTCCATGACAGCGGCAAGGACTAAGAGTTTTTTGCTTTAGGTGTCTGGAAGATCTCCACGATAAGCTTTGTTATCTCTTTTGCTGATACATAGCCGCACTTTTCTCTTATCTTCGCAAAAGCCTTTTCTTTCTTGCTTCCCAGGGCGACGTCAACTACCTTGACATATGCGAGAGGGTCGCCCTGTTCACACTTACCGACAGCTTCGATAAACTCATAGTCGTCAAGGGTCTTCTCCTCTATTTCAAACTCAAAACCGCTTTCTGTCTTACCTGTCAGCATAGGTTATTCCCCCTTTTTCATGTACTCATAGTGTGTATTGCCGTTCTCGTCAGGTGTGGCTGTGATAGTCAGCTCATAGCCGATAGGCTCATTATCCTTATAGGTGATGTCAGATATCTCCGTCACCTTGCCGAACGGAACGACCACTCTTTTCAGTACGTTATTTTTCAGTATCATATCGAACACGAACGCCTGATCTTCATGCTCGGCACTGTTTACCTTGATAGTCAGGCCAGTGTCAAGGTCGCCCGAAACATTGCTGCCATTGTAGACAGTTTTCAGCACATCTGTATTGGTACACTCTATCAGTTTGACCTTGAACGTGTCCGTCTTTTCTGTCTGTGGTGTATCAACGATATCTCCACCCCAGGCTTTGATGTTTTCAGTAGAAATGCCAGAACTGTTTGTTACACCGTCCTCTGAGCAGTAGCCCAGGCTTTTGAACGCTGCGTCAAGTGCTGTTGTTGCATCCGTCGGCAGTGTAGATCCTGTGACCGCTGTGAAAACCGCTCCGCCTACCTTTGGCTTGCCTGTTGATACGTTATCTTTATTGTTTGCCATAGTATTATCACTCCTCGTAGTAGGTTACATCGAATACCGCCTGATAGCGGTATCTCTTCGTTTCTGTGTCTGTATAGTTGTAGTCTGACGTGCACGCACAGCGACATATATTGCCCTGTGACACGCTTTCAGACATAGCCTTTTTAACTTTTGCGTTAAGTTCTGCCGCCCCGTATAGGCTCGCTGAGTAGCTCTGAACGGCTATGGTGGCAGAGGTGATAAAATCATTCTCTGCCGAACCCAGCTTGTCGATAAGCACATACTCTTTTGGTGGGTTTTTAGGTTCTTCAAGATAAACTGAAACGTCAAGCTTTGCTCCCAGCCAGTCAAGAATTATCTTCTCTATCACTTGCCAAGCACCGCCTTTAAAATTGTGTTATCTCTAAGATTAGCACGCTGAGCCTTCTTTGTTTTAGCCTTGACGATAGCGACCTTTCGGCGCATTTTCGGGTATCTTGTCCATGTGATAATATACGCTTTATGCCCCGTGCCAAGACGTTGAACGGCTCTGTCAGCATAGCCCTTGACCATGCTTTCGACAGGTTCAGAGCAGAGAAACGCCGCAACTGCGTTATGGTCAAGTTCTATCTTAACTTTACTCATAGCGTTCCACCTTTACTTTCTTGTTCCAACTGAGCGGCAAATTTTCTTCAATGCCCTCTGTTGGAAGCCCTATGGTGCGGAATTTTCTGCCGAAGAACTCGACCTCTGTGTCTTCCCAAATGTGTGTATCTCCTTTTGGTATCGCAAGAGTGTAAACTATGCGTTTGCCCGATAAGTTAAGCTCGTTTACAACGTCCTCTGCGGACGGCTCGCCCACAAGCACGTTTTCGACAACTTCCTGAGATACCTCATATGTAGGTCTGTTGAAGCCGTCAATGCCTTTCTGCGTTCTTACAGAAAGCTTAACAGGTATGCCTTTGATATTTAATCTCATACATCATATACCTCCATAGCTCCGTATCTCTGCCGCATAACGCCCAGTTCTTTCAGCTCGTTTCTGAGGAAATACAGCTGCTGTCCTGCATTGAGATATGTCATTGATACTGAGTAGCCCATAGCCGATTGTGAAGCCTGCGAAGTCGCAGGAGAGCTGTCCGCAATGGTGTCTACAGCTCTCAGCGTGGCACGAACTATGATATCTTTTGCCACAAGTTCTACGTCAGGTTCATCGGCTATCATAATGTCAAGATCTTTGCCATATTTCTTGCAGGCAGTTGAAAGCTTTGCGCAGGCGACAGGCAGCAGAGCCGCCGCCTTTTCCCGCTCTTCAGTCGTGAGCTTTCGACCAAGTTTTATAACGTCCTCGATAGTTGCGTACTCTGCCGCCATTTATGCTGCCCCCTTACTTAGCCGCTGACTGAATGACAGCGAATGCAGACTTGTCGAGAATGCCCCAAGCGATATATGCTTCGGCCCTGATGTATACCTGATTGTAGCCTTTGAGGTCCTGTCCGCTGTTGTCAGGATCACCGTACGGAATGATTGTAAGTGGAATTTCCTTTGAGTAGCCCCACTTAAAGGCTCTCGCAAAGTCGCCCACAATGGCAAGGTCTTTGCTTGAATTGAACGAAACAGTGTTGTTAGTAACTGTCTGAATGCCGTTCATAGAAGTCGGTGCATTGCCCCAAGCAAGGTCAGGATAAATCTTTCTGCCGCTTGTGTCCACCATTTTTGCAAGGTCAGCTCTAAATGACGGCGCCATTGTAAGACCTGAGATATCATATTCGTTGTCCTGCACTGCAGCGATAGCCTCCTCGATAAGAGCGTCAGGTGTCTTTGGTGACGTGCCGTCCTGCTTTATCACAGTTACGCCGTTGTCGAAGTGGTTTGTACCTATAATCGTAGAAGCCGTCTTGGCTCTTGGATTAACGCCATGAAAAGCCATGATGTCAAGGGCTCTTGCCACTTTCTTTGCAAAGCCGTCAGAGAAATTTCTCAGAATGTCTATCTGAGCTTCCTCAGAAGCATAGAGAAATTCGTCTGAAATTCGTGAGCCGTATTCAAGCTTAACAGGAACGATAGTCACAGGTGCAAGCGCAACGCTTCCCCTTGTCTTTTTGCCATTTTCAGCTACAAGATCGCATTCATCGTCCATTGTGAAAATGTACTCTTTCTGTCCGTTAAATGCGATAGGTGTTCGGTCGCAAAGCGCAGCCAGTGAGGACTTGCCCTTTACCTTGTCAAAAAGTTCTTTTACAAGAACAGGGTCAAACTTATTTTCCTTTGAGAGAATATCTGCCATAAATATTACTTCCTTTCTTTACTTTATAAGACCTGCAAGCAGCGACTTATATGCCGCATTCTTGCCGTCTGCGTGATTGTGTTCTGTGTGACCAAGAGGAGCTGTCTGCTTTTTGCCGATAAACTTTGCAAATGTTTCAGCGTCCTTCTTGATAGCTTCTTCTGTGTCTCCCGAAAGCTTGTTCGCAAGCTCATAAGGAATACCGTTTTCGTGGGCAATTCTCATTTTTACCGAGCTGGTCTCGTATGCCTTGTTCTTAGCCGTGAGGTCTGCGATAGCTGTATCCTTTTCCGCAAGCTTGCCTGTAAGGTCGGTGATCTTGCTGTTAAGGTCGGCTGTCTTCGTTTTGAAATCGTCAGGGGAAATGTAACCCTCAAACTGTTTCTTGACTGTGTCCGTGTTGCGGTCGAGCCTTGCCTTTATCGCATTGTCGAAGGCTTCCTGTGTTGTTATAGCTTCAAATTCTGCCATAGTGTTTCCTTTCCCCGCTTTACCCTGCGGTGTAGGTGATATACAACAAGCTGTTACCAGCTTATTTTCTGTACTTTCTTTTTATCTGATGAATTTGCACACGCCCAGTGAGCAAGCACCACCGCCTCAAGCAGTGATATGTCAGCACCCTCAAGAATTGAGGTATAGCCAAAACCTCCGCCTGAGCTTATAGCTCTGTGTTCACAGTTTGCAATGACTTGTTCAAGAGAAGGTTGGTCAGCGTGACAAATATTCTGTGCGAATACTCCTCGCTCAAAACCTGCTGACGAAGTGATCACATCAGCGACTTTCGGCAGGATAGGCTTGCGCTTGATACCTGCGTTCTTCATATCTGCCGCAAGCAAAGACTGTCCGTTTGCGCCGTCAATGACAGTTTCACGCATATGCGGATTGCGCAGATATGCGATTATCCAGCCGTTCCCCTCTCTTACAGGGCGGCAGTCAATAGCCTCGACAAATATCTTGCCGTCGGTTGTTTTTGCAGCGACAGCCAAAGATACGTTATCCGTGACCTTTGCATACTTAATGCCGAAAAACAGTTCTCTGCTGATATTGGGCTTGCCAGTGATACAAAGTGCCTGCCACTCTCCTTTACTTATAGCCGACTTTTGATTGTAGGTCAGCCATAAACCTAAACGCTGGATATTATCATCAACCTGGTCGTCTTTCGGGTCGCCAAGCTCAGAGCGTATCTTACGTTCGGTGAGGATAGTGCCTAAAGACGGGTTAGTGGCATACCACAGCTCAGGATCATGTGCATTTGTGAGCTTTGGCACGGACCATTCAGCCCAGCCGTCGTCACCGCCTTTGCCCGATATCGTCTTCTGTCGGTATTTTGTGAAAACTGTGCCGGCAGACACCATTGTTGGAGGTGTTCCACACATCAACGTCTGAGGATTTTGGCTGTCTGTAACGACATATTTTAGGGCTGTTTCTTGGTCAGTGGTGTATTCCTGTGCCTCGTCGATGACAAGCAGGTCATAGCCTTCACCAAGTCCGCCCTTTGATGAACGTGTGCGGAAATTAATAATTCCATCACCCTTGAGCCACTTGATGCACTCAAGACCAAACTGCTTTGCGGTCTTGAAGTCCTCTTTTTCAAGAAAGCCCATTTTTGTGATACGGTCGATTATCTTCTCCCATGCCGAATGTGATGTTGTAGTTCGGTGGGCGGTGTAAAGAACACGCTCGCCATTTTGCAGACCATAGATTGCACGCATGATAAGCAGCTCTGACTTGCCGTTACGTCTTGGTATCGACCAGCCGAACTTCATGTGTTTCCACAATCCCTCATCGTCCACTGCCATGATGTCATAAAGCATTAGCTCCTGCCACTCCTGTGCGGTGCGCCCCGATTTGTTGTACATTGCGATAGCCTCATTGCCTTTGGTCTGCTCATACGGCAACACTACCGATATGGTGGGGGTCTGCCTGCCGATTCTCTTATCCTCAATAGGGAATTACCTCCTTTTGGGTATGAACCAAGCACCCGTTAAGGTGCTGAATTCCGATGTAAATTAAAGTTCGATCTCTTCGAGCACTGCTCTTAATTCAAGGTAATGAAGATACTCTCCCATTACTCGCTGCTGATTTCTCAATAGGTCACACCTGTAACTATCCTCCAATGAAGAGTCTGCACATCTGCTAATTCTACACTTAACCTCCAACTTGTTGTTATATGCTTTAAGCTTTTCGTAACGTTCTTTCAACTCGGCGTACTCTTTTTTCATTCTTTCTTTCCAGTCCATAATATCCGTCCTTTCTGATTTTGGGTATAAAAATACCGCCTCGCCGTAGCGGAGCGGTAAAAATTTATTTTCTGTCTTTAAAGAAATCTGCCCATTCGGGATTTTCTTTGTCAAAAATCTGTTTCTGCTCTTTTGTTAATTTATAAGGATAATCACGGAACATATTAAATTCAGTGGTTTTGTCAAAGCTGAATACAAACTCTCCAATAGTGTTCGGATCATCTTTCCACCAAATAACATCAGTATCTTCTTCTTTGTACCATCTATTTGACATTACCACTCAACCCCTTTTCCTGCTTATCAACAGCGGTGTTTATGTATCCAAGTATATGTTGAAAATCGTCGCTATCTGCAAATGAATCTGTGTCTATTATAATAACTGATTTTTCCCACACCATTCCGAACGACCTGTCAACTGTTTTGCGACACTTGAAACGCTCTTGGAGTGTCGCAACAGTCGAGCCATACTTGTTGAACGATGTCCAGCCATTTTGCATTCTCGACTGGAGCTCTAAGTACTCAAGCCCGTTTTCAGTGTTTCTGACAATAGCAGCGTGTTTTCCTGCTGCAACAAAATATTCTTTGTTATGCTCAAGCTTTTTCAGCAATGCAGCGGTTTCAGCGGCTTCCTTTTTGACTTTGACCACAGCGCCTTTCACGTTTGGAAGTTCCAGGACTTTCTTTATCGTGGACGTTCTTGAGAATATATCCTGACTGTTTCCACCTCTGAAATCAAGAACGTCAAGTCCGTTCTTATTGCCTATGTAAGCAAACCCAAGTGAAGCACACGAGCCTTTTGTCATATCTCCACCAGCCAATCTGTTTATGATCTCGCTGTTGCTTAATTGCTCAGAGCGTTTTTCAACTTTGTTGTAAGCAACTTTATTGACTTCACATTCGTGCTGAATTTCATATGTAGCCCTTGCATAATTTGGCTTCTTTGTTTCTATTATATCACATTTGCCCGATTTGTCAACAATTCTGACAGGCTCTCTGGCTCCAGCCTTTTTCATACGTTCAAATTCATCGTCAGAAACGTTCCACTTGGTCTTGCTCCACACGTTTTGTGCTTTTCTGCCGTTGAGGTATGTAACAGTACAGCCGCAGTTATCATGCCTGCGGTAAACGTCTTTTGGAACATCTTCGGGATAGTGATATTTACCTGCAAGCTTTGAACACCACTTACAGCAGCCGCCGTGATCGTTGCGAATGATATAGCAGTCCAGTCCTGCATCAGAACGAAGCTTCACGTTTTTTTGAACATAATCGGTGTAAAAACTCTCGGTGATGTTCTGCGCCGGAGCTGTCATTCGCCGTATCATCACTTCTTCTGCAATATCCGGTACAGAAGCCGCATTGACTACCGCCTGCACACGCTCGGTAGGGAAGGCAGCCTGCTGAGGTGTGATGTTTATGCCCGCTGTTTTGTCAAGTGCTTTTTGGCATTCTGCGGCAGCGGAGTTTATAACATCGTAGTTGTCCTTGAGCACGCCCGTGAGTATGGTATCGGCGATGTTGTAGTACATCTTGCCATCAGGCAAAGCGCTTGCATTCACATATGCTCCGATAGCTTGCGAAGCACGAAGGCCGAGCCTTTTTGAAAGCAGGGCGACTTCTTCCATTTCCGCAGTACCACCATCTATTTTCTTCAAAAACGATTGAATGTACTTGTCAGCTCTGCACCTGCTTTGAAACTCAGCACGGATTTTTTTAAGCAATTCTGCGCCGATATCAGCCATTGTTTTCGCCCTCTATGCCTGTGAGCTGACGGATGCCCTTTGCACCCAGATAGTCAGGAACAGCCTGATTTATCTTCAAGATAGCATCGCCCACACCCGAGAGTGCGGCAGAGTCAGGTTCAAAAATAGGAAGCCACTGCGGTTTGATGTCACTGAAAGCATAGCGCATATAGGTCGTGTTATCACGAACGCAGGCGGCAAGATACGCCACGTTTAGAAAACCACTACCGAACGTCCTCTGCGCCTTGCGTGCGGTAAGTCTAAGATTTTCGTGTGCTGCTCTGATCGCTTCACAGCTGGCAGGGTTGGACGTTGCGAAGCCCAAGTCATCAAGGGTCAGCCCTGTTTCTCCGGCAAAAAGAGAAGCTATAGATTTAAGCTGTTCAGAGTATGGTGACATGGACTGCTGCTGAAACTGTCCGACAGTAGGATTGCCACCATCATCATCTTTGGTGATAGTCAGCAGTGAGGACATTGTTGCACCCCATTTGTCCATTTTCTCTATTTTCTCGGCATCATCCGAAAGACCGAGTATATATTTTTGTGGGAAGCTGTAAAACTCGGCTGATACTTCCGACCGCCTGAGCGTTCTCATAGCTTCCTGCACAAGCTCCATACACGCCCTTGATATCCTGCTGTGACCGAAAGGACGAACAGCGTCGGGACGGTATATGATAGGCACAAGCAGGGGATAAGGCGCAGGATTGTCATAAATCTCAACATCATAGCCTCTGCGATATATCTCTGTCTGTTCGGCGGTGAAGTAGGCTTCAATGGTGGGGTTGAAATTGTTATCCCTATCAAGCACTGCATAGCCCTCTCGGAGCATATTCGTGATAGGGTCGATAATGCCAGTAGCGTTACTGCCATCAATGACCTGCAAGCGTGGATAGCCTGTTTCATCAGCCGAAATATACACAAAGCAGCAGGAGGACACCAACGCTGAGAGAATAGCAGAATCAAAGAACACGTCACGATTATTGTTGTCAAATATCTCGTTTACGTAGAAAGTGTTGTCTTCGAAACTGTCAAATACTATTCTGTCCGCAAGGGTATCAACAGCCTTTGCACACCAGCCTAGCACAGGACGCATCCAGTTATAGCTTGGTGGTATCATTTTGCCCATGTCAGTAAGGCCGTTCTTCATGTGATAGTAGTCATAGCGCACATTGACCCTCGAAGCCTTTGAGGAGAGCTTCTTTTTCAAATATGCCATGCCTTTGTATTCGCTCATCTTGTATATCCTTTCCAGTTATTTCAATCCTGCGAGAAATATAAGCA